TGGCGAAGTAGAAATCTCTACATCTGCCAAAACTCTCGAAGAACTATTTAAAATTTAATGTTGCCATTCGGCACAATTTTTGCTATTAATAAGAGGTAAAAAATGTTTTTTAAGATGACATCACGCAACGCATACCGTGACCTAGTAAGAAATGCACGTCGCATCTGCGTTGCTGCTATAAGTGATGAAGAGAAAAGCTCCGCTTTTCAAGAGCTATACACCTTACTTCAAGGAAAGTTAGACGAAACTGAACGTTCACTTAACTCGCAGCCAGCTTATGCACAACGCTGTGAACATTGGAACCAACGTGGGGTACGCTCGATTAAACCTGTCAAGAATGAAAACAACCCTTGGCTCCAGTTCAAACGTGAGTTTGTTGACGCATTGAGCCTAGATGTTAAGATTCACGCGAAGCGTGTGTCCACGGCTCTAGCGTGGTTCTACGCTAACCCTTGGAAAGATGATTGGATCAGATGAACACAAAAGACGCTGCAGACCTAGTTTGGCGCATTTTATCTGGAATGCCAGTTGAAGTGTTTGACGATGACGATGGATCTGTGTGGGAGAACGAACAGTGGGAACTTGTGTCACCACGTCGCGAAGGCGACTTTGCTGGGTCACGTGCTATAGGTTCTGCTAACCTCGTTACTGCACTCAATCTCATTCATCAAAAAATACTCATCCATCGCTCGGAGAGCGACATCACATCAAGCTCGGACACATCGATGTCCATATTCAATGTAGCCATGAAACAGCTTCAAGACAATCGTCTTGTACGCCGTAAACCCGCCAAAGTAAGAGAAACCTTTCAAATTATCACCGCTAACACCAACTTATCATAGAGGACTAAATGGAAAAAGCACTTCAAGAAGAAATTCGTAAAGAAATTAACCGCATTGTAGATTTGATGATTCAAGCTGATAGCATCCGTGAATCTATCGCAGAACTAAAAAAAGATATTAAAAATGAGTATGGATTGCCTGTGACAACGATCACAAAGGTGGCAACAATCATTCGTAAACAAAATCTTGAAGAAGAAGAACAAAAATGGGAAGAAATTAAAGAATGGGTTGATGCTTGTTCATAATTAATTGAGCTAATTCAAGATGACACTGTGCCCCAGCGTGAGAACGGTCTGGGGCAAAGTTTTTATACTTTTCTCTATCTAAATGATAGGTCACATAATCATCAGTTAAATTTTCAAGTGCTGGTTGCAAGTGAGAAAAACAGCAATGATGGATTACAGGTATACTAGCTCGTTGACACGCAACAATTTGACGTGCAACAGCCGAACTCCATAAACGCTCAACTAGTTCATGTTCTGAATAATATAACATACCGGCAGCATGCCAAGCTGCTTGATGTTCACGAGTGTCTTTTCGCCTATTACCTACAAGCTGTTCCGAAAAAATCCAATTACGATAAGATTTACCATGTTTTTCAACCCAGTTTGCTACTAAAAATCCTTGAAGATGGTTTCGTCTAAAATCCCATACCTGCCAACGATACTCGCTTGTGTGACCTATAACAATCAAATCAGGTTTTAACTTGACAGCTTGCTCAACTTGTGCTGTAATAAGTAATTCAGAAGCACCACTTTGCGCTAGATTAGTTAATTTAGCAGAAAGTTTATTTGCAATAATTGAAGGATAGGCTTGAGTTTTATTTTCTAGCCCTTCTCCTTCTGTAAAACTATCGCCACAAGTAACTATATGCATGACTGATGAAATCTTTGTTGTAGGAAACTCTTGGTCAATTCCAAGTTTAGAGGCTCCCAGACCAGCTTTTGATCAGTTAGGTCTTACTAATCGATGGGAAGAACCTGGAATTACTCTAGATGTACAAGCAGAATACATCATAAATAACGACCTTGTCAATAATTTTCGAGTTATTTGGTTAATCGGACATCATCACAGAGCAGATCCTTTAGCTGATGGTAGATATTTACTTCCTTACCATTGGAAACAAGAAGACTATTGGGGAAAACTTACTCGTGAATTATGGTTTAAAAAACTAACATCAATAAAATGGCATATGCGTACTAACGCACTTTTTGTAAAAGCTGTATTAGGTATTGCAGACTATAATAACTTAATGATTATTCCAGTGTATCGTCCAAATGTCATTGATGATCCTATAATCGGTGAACATCCTTGTATATTTAATTACTATTTAAGAGATTTAGTTCGTAGATATCCTGATGGAAGAGGTCATACTAATCAAGCAGGACAAACTATTTTTGCACATGTTTTAGCATCAGAAATTGAGAATAGATGGAAGATTATGTTAACCCCGACTGGGTAGATGCTATAGAAATAGGCTTTAATAGCACCATCGGTGACTATGCAAAATCTATTGTGAAGTTTTGTAATGAAAATGTTGTTCGTTATGGAAATCAGTGGCGTTGTGATATTGGAGGTAAAACTGCTATACTCTTAAAACCTGGTGAAGGTTATGAGTGGCACTTTGATAATTTAGACTTTACTGACGGAAAACTTAATCAGGCTAGAAAAAATCGTTATTGGACACATATAATCTATCTTACAGAAGGTAAACCTCTTGAAATAGGCACTTGGAATCCAACTTCTGATAGAGTAAAAGAAACTGATTTTTCTGCACCAAAACCAGAAGATATTATAGCTCGTATTTATCCTAAACCAGGTAAAACTACCGTATTTCCCTGTTTTATGGTACACCGAATACAACCAATAGTTGATAACTATCGTTGGGCATTTGTAGATTTTGTATCTTCTCCTAACTACCATAGAAAAACTATAAAAGACTTAAACACTATTTTTAATAGGTATTTTGATGAAAATTCTCGGAGTCAGTTGCTATCACCACGATAGTGCTGCTGCATCTTTAAAAGATGGATATATTTTAGGAGCTTCTCACGAAGAGCGTTTTTCACGTGAAAAGTTTGATAAACGCTTTCCAATTAACACAATTCAATGGCTTCAAAATCATCATGATGATTGGGAGTTTGCTGCTTTTTATGAAGAGACTACTTATTCTCAATTTAAAGCAGAAATCAAAAAACATACAACTGCACGTCCAATACTTGTAGATCACCACGAAGCTCATGCTATGAGTTCTATATTAACTACAGATTGGACAGAATGTGCTATTATGGTAGTTGATACTGTTGGTAATCGATATTCAACATCATTAGGTGTTTATCGTGATGGTCAAATTGAGTGGTTAAAGCGTTTTAAATATCCTAACTCTCTTGGGTTATTTTATTCAGCTGCTACTCGTTTACTAGGTTTTAAACCACTTTCAGATGAGTGCAAAGTAATGAGTGCGGCTGCTTATGGCGAACCAAAATGGGAAAGTTGGATTCACAAGCATATTTTAAACTGGAAATCTCTTGAAGGTGACTATACTATACTTCAAAATTTAGAGCGAGGAGTTGGGTTTGGTAGACTAGATTGGGATATTGCCGCATCAGTTCAATCTGTTCTTGAAAAAACTCTTTTAACTCTTTCTTATTGGATTCAAAAAGAAACTGGTATGTCAAATTTAGCCTATGCAGGAGGAGTTGCTCTTAATTGTGTAGCGAATACTAAACTTTTAACCCTTACTCCCTGGGATAAAATTGCTATTCAACCAGCTGCAGGAGACGCTGGATGCGCACTTGGAGCTGCTGGTTTAATTGAACGCTCTTTATGGCAGACACCCTATCTAGGCGTGGAGTCTAATAACCATATTTCTGCAGATGAGTGCGCTGATCGTATTATTCATGGAGAAATTGTTCCTGTAATTCAAGGACGAGCTGAATTCGGTCCACGCGCTCTTGGAAATAGATCATTGCTATGTGCTCCGACTCATGATAATATTGAAAAACTTAATATTATTAAGGAGCGACATGATGATTCGTGGCGACCGTATGCGCCTATATGCCAAATTGAAGAAGCAGATAACTTTTTTGATATATCTCAACCTTGTCCTTACATGTTGTTTGTTTCTAACATTATTGATGGTAATTTTACTACTCATGATATGAGCGCCAGACTTCAAACGGTCACTGGTTCATCAAATGCGTACATTTGGAAAGTTTTAGAAAAAACTCGTCAATATGGGTATCCAATATTAATTAACACTAGCTTAAATGCGAAAGGAAAACCTATTGTCAACACAGTGGACGATTTTAAAAGAGAAATTCAATTATACAACTGAAGTAGATACTGATACTTTATCTACAGGTAGAACCTATCACACTCCTGATGGGTCATATCCATCTATTACTACAGTTCTTGGTAAAACATCAGATAACACCTGGCTTCAACGGTGGATTGAGAAAGTAGGCGAAGAAGAAGCTCGTCGTGTTTCTAAAGAAGCAACAGATCGTGGAACTCTTGTTCATGAGTATGCAGAAAGACATTTTAATGGCGAAGATGTTTGGGATGAGATTATGAACGAACGTCTTGATGTTCGTCAAATGAGTCGTGATTTAATTCGTGCTACGGAACGTG